CCGGATTATGATCCCCGACAATCAGACCGGCCTTCTTTGCTTCCTCCATAATATCAATCTTCCATTGCTCCTGGCCCGGTTGTTTCGGTGCAGGTTCCGGCAGTTCTACTCCAAGAAAATCACATATGCCTCGAGCGATAGCTAGAGCAGCCCTATCCTGAAATGCTTCACTTTCCAACAAGGCCTCCTCTGTCGGATTAGAGATGAATGCCAGTTCTACCAAAGCAGCAGGCATCTGGCTCTGCCTGAGCACAGCAAAATTAGACTCTTTAACTCCCCGATTAGTTAGTCCCATGGCCGGAATCAGCCGACTTTGAATCATTCCAGCCAGGGTTTTTCCGCGTACTGATTTAGGGTAGCAATGTACTTCTGTCCCGTGAGCTGCCGAATCTATTGCAGCGTTGCAATGGATTGATGCAAACACGTCAGACAGATAGAAATTGGCTTCATCTGCCCGTTTCGTGAGGTCTACCGATAGGTTTGTGCTTAGTTGTATGTCTTCATAGCGGGTAAGCGCAACAGTCATAACCGGCCGCAAAATGGCAGCCACTTTTTTAGCTACTGCCAGCGTAATCACTTTTTCCTGCACTCCGGACTGGCCGATGGCACCAGGGTCTTTTCCGCCATGCCCGGGATCTATTGTTACTCTAAACATTTTTCTTTTCCTCCTTGCCGCCTGACTTCCCTTTCAGAATTTCAACAGCCTGCCTGATAAGATCAGGCACCGGCAGTCCGATTCTGCCGGAATTTTCGACTATGCTCAACAGCTCGTTTGCCAGGTAGAAAAATATCGTTGCGTCTCTAAAAACATGTCCATCCGCAATGGCTGTATCGACAAGGTGAGCTACTGCCACCATGCCAAAAATAAATACTTTTCTAGCTATGCCACGAAGACCGACTGAACTTGACAGCACTCCTTCGATGGCAGCCGCCACCATGCCAGACAGGTAATCCATAACCACAAAGGCCAGCAACACGCCCAATAGCGTTGACCAACCGCCAAAGAAAAAGGATACTGCTGCGCCACCTACTGCCACCAAACTTTTAAAAGAATTCTCCATCTTGCACCTCCTGATTTAAAATAAAAACCGCTCATCAGCGGTATACTTTTAGCCCTTGATTTTGCTGATGTATACATAGGTATACTTGTATACTTTTGTATACCTAAGATAATATTTTAGATTTAACCGTCCCCGCCGAAATCTGCTTCAAATAGTCCGACAATAGCGGTTTATTAATCTTGCCACCACTGTCCACGGTAAACTGAGTATAAAACCCATCTTTGCCAAATCTGTGTGTCACCGTTGTAATAGTACCCAGCAAATTAGGCCCGTCCTCGTCGACGATCTGCGCTGCATCCCCCGGCATCACCTGCGGTCGGATCGGCCCAACAAATTCTTCTACCTCACCAGAGTTACTTAGCTGTTCAGCTATCTCAGTAGCCAATGCCGCCGCCTGGATCGATGTAGTACCATCCGGGCACTGCTGATATAGCGTTTTCTGTGCAGGAGGTAGCCAGCCCAGATTTGACGATACTGGCCTATATGCCTTAACTGCGAAATCTGAGGTATGCACGCACACCCGCCCATACGTGTTGTTGTCATCCTTCGTAACTGACCTGGAGAATACGTCCCGGTTCCGGTAAAATGTATACGTCCCAGGCTGTGTAAACGCTTCATCTGTGCGCTCTGCAATGACTACCTTGCCGTCTGGTTCCTCTCGAATCATCCAGTCCCGGACAGTCGTTAAAACGTCATTAATGCCGCTCAGAATATCCTGGTTGGGTGAAAATTCCATGCCTAACTCAGCAGTTTCAGGACCGACATAATAGTTTGTTATACCGGCACCTGTGAGGATTTGGGTTAGTAATGACTGAGTAACTACTTTGGAATAAACATTTCTCTCATCAAATGTCTGGTCTTTGAGATACTTCCCAATACTATTCCGTGCATCCACTGACACATTTGCCCTGCCTACGGCAAAATTTGTCCTGTCAACGTAAAAAGATCCCATCAGTAGGGGATCTGAGTCGCCAGCTTTGAAATTTAGTTTTATTTTTGATGCTGGCGGGTAATTTGGGATATATTCATTTATTATAAAATTTTGCCAAACAAAATATGGGTACCGGTTGTTATAGTAATTATCTATTTTCCAAATCCCATCAAAATCCCAATCAATAAATGTGGCTTGATTATGCATTTCGCTAGTTGTCTTACCTTCCCCACCTGCGCTTGTTGATTGACCAGACACCTCTGTGTCCCAGTAAGAGTTGATTACCGTAACACCTGATGCTACGCTGCCAATCATCCCTCCTGTATCTCAGTCACCAATTACAAGACCAACTGAGTATGAATTAGTAATTTGTGACTGATATCCCCTACCAACTACTCCTCCAACGTGTTGCGTGCCCATAACGGTACAAAAGGATTGACAATTAGCGACAGTACCTGACGTAAAGAGATAACCAGCTACTCCTCCAACGTATAAACTACCGTTTATCGCACCCGTACAAAAACATTCTGAAATATCTATTGCAACAAGTCCTCCAAATACACCTACATAATTAGCACCCGTTATGTCTACGTTAACGAGTCCTAATTGATGGACGGTTCCACTTCCAGAACCAATAAAAAGACCACTTTGATCTGAAGTTCTATTTATATATAGACCTGATATTTTATAACCCATGCCTTCAATTGTTCCGTTAAATGTCCCTATTGGAATCCAACCTGCGCCGTTATTCCAAGTCTCTGTCTCTGATGCGTCTATGTCAGCCGTTAGCTTGTAGTGTGCGCTTAGATAATTTCTGATATTATTCAAATCTGTCAAGTTAGAAATTAGATAGGGATCTGCTATTGTTCCCAATCCACCACTAAACATATTGATCGCCGCCTAATCCATTGACTTCCAAGGATACAGATATAACCGGCGTATCCTGCCGAATCGTAATACTACCGCTGACCAGCCCCAATACCTCTTCCACCTCTATCGTCTCATCTTGTGGGAATATTCTGTGCTGCCCTCTCGAACGCCAGGCAAGCCAGGTTTTGCCGTCAAAATACTTAGCTATCAGGTGCGAAATATAGCTATCTGAGGCCATGTTCACAACGACACCAAAGGCAAGCGTTCCCCAGTCATTCGAAAAAGCAGCTTCGCTCTTGGACATTGACTGTACCGCATTGACATAATACATCTTAGGCACGTCTTCTACTGTTTGAATCAAGTTTCCGCATGTCCCAGGAGGTAACGTTTTTGTATATTCAATCGTCATACTGTCTTCCTCTGTGAGTGCCAGTGTCATAACCCCATCAACATCGGCAACAAACCCTATCCTATCATCGTTTGTTTTGAACGTACCCAGCGTGTCAGTACCGGCAGGCAATTCGGTCACTTCTACCGCTGCCGCCCAACTTGTACCATCGAATTTGCGGTAATATGTCGCCCCATCAATCGCATAAGCACAAACCAAACCTTGTGTTGCACTGCCTTTTATAGCCGAAATAACAATTCCCAGCGGGTCGTAGAAAATTTTCAGAATCGGGTAAGGACTTTCATCCTGATCGATCACAAAGTAATAGTCGAAACTAAACCAGTCCTCCTGGAATGTAGTTTCTATTCCTAGTTCGTTTGTAGTTTTTCCTTCCCCGCCATGGGTATTTGACGCAGTATTTGTGTCACTGTTGTAGTATGCCGGTGTTTCGTATGTTATGGTGCCTATCGGGTCTTCAGGGAAATACGGTGCTCCGCGATAGCCAATGATTGCCCCTCTCCTACTGCCGGTCACAGAGCCTGTGCAATAGACGTTTCTAAAGTCCAAATAATAGGGAAATACATAACCTATTACGCCGCCAACATGCCCTGTTGCTGACACATTGCCCTGGGCAAAGGAATTAGCTATGTTTGGCGATCTATACCCGCCGCTATTGCCAGCACCAACCAGGCCTCCTGCACGATATATACCGATCACATCGCCAAGCGCATAACATCTATCAATTAGCTCAAAATCCATGAAGCCGACAAGTCCACCGACACCGATGAGACTTGTATTCCAAATCTCAGGTTCTGTAATTATCTCAGTGCCGGTTACATCACCTTCGGCATAGGATTTTCTAACCAGTGACCTATTGCCAGCATAGCCGATTAAACCACCGACACATTTTTTTCCGGTGACTACTCCTGTCGCATAAGCAAACTCACAAGGGCAGTCAAAATAATACCCTACTAGACCACCTACTATGTCGCCGCCTGCAATAATTCCTGTTGCATGAGACTGGTATAATTTGAGATATTTTAGGTACCCGACAAGACCACCGATATTCTCGCCAGATCCGGTTACGGCTGCCAGAGAGTAGCAAGAAGCTATTCTGCCGATTCGGTAATAATCTTCGTCTCCGTAGTCTACTCCTGCCTCAACGCCTTCGGCATAACCGACAAGGCCGCCCGCGTTAGTTCTGCCGCTTACAGTGCCTGTCGACGAACAATTTTCAGCTAGGTTAAAACCGTTTGTCGTATATTGCGTTGTTGTTATTTTCCCAGCCAGTACTCCAACATTATCCTGACCGGTAATATTGGCTCCTGTGATGTTTACATTCTTTATATTCGGAGCATTAGCCAAAACATCAAATTCGCATACGCCGAAAAGTCCTACATTGTCCGTACTCGCCCGGTCAATTGTCAGGTTAGATATTGTATATGGAGATCCGTCTAATTTGCCCGTGAACGGTGCTGCTGTGGTTCCGATAGGCACCCAGTTAGCGTATCCTACCAGGTCTATGTCAGCGCCAAGGACGTAATCACCGTCAAGGTTAGAACGTATTGCATCAAGGTCTGCTGGAGTTAAAATTGTAGTCGCCACATTATCACCTCGCCACTGAAACTAATTCTGTACCTGCCGGTTGCGTACCGGTTCCGTCCCACTGCAGCGCCCAAATCTTATCATAACTCACGCCTCTCTCTACCCAAAAGAGCCAGGGCAGTTCACCATCGAAGGTAATCGACACATCCCTGACCTTCGCATCAACTTCCTCAGTGGCAAGGGTGAATGTCCTGTCAGGCGCAGTAAAATCAATCGTTTCGGCATAGGTATAGACATTTACGACAGCTTGACCACTCACAACAGCAACGATCCATATTTCAGTTGCGGCATCGACTACGATTTTGGGGGCTAAGTCAACGCTACCCAGGGTTCCGCTACGAATTGTTTGGATGTCAAGGGTACGGTTTGCTTTGACTATTACGGCCTCCATACGCGGATCGGCGTTATTGTAGATGGTTTGCTGAACTAGGTTTATGCGGGCCTGGATATCAGCGGGTAAAGCTCTCATACTGTGCCCTCCTCGGAGACAATCAGGGTAAAGCTTGTTTTGTAAGTTCCAGGCGCTAACTTTTCCCACTTCGGACTGCCGCGAATTATGCCTGTGTAATAATTGCCGTCTGCGGTGACTTTTACGGGCGTTTTTAGCGACTTATAGACGTCTATACTGTTCTTGTCGGTTACAGATGTGACAATTAATGCAACTTCACAAATCCGCGCCGGACTGCCTATAGTTTGGATATGGATTGAATTATCAAGCAGCTTATTTTCAACCTCTTGGGTTTCGTAGTCTGGAATAACGGAGGTGACGCGATCTGTAATAAGCACATCGGCAGAAGTGTATAAACTTGCCACTAGATACGCACCTCCCGGCGAAGTTGATCCATGATAATATCTACAGCACCCATTAGCTGATTCTGATTATTTACACCTTCTACACGTATAGTTCCGGTGTGGTTGACTGTTTGCGCAGTTGACTCACCTTCCGGAATCACTCTTTCACCATTCGCGAGCAAAGCCAATCCTTCAACTTGCCCGAAGGGTGCCTTAAATATACCTCCTCCGTGTAGTACGGGTATATTAGCTATATTCACTCCCCAAGTTTTGTTTTGAATGCTATTGGGAAGAATATCCCAGTCGGGGGTAGACACACTTATGGTATTTAAACCATCAATAACATAATTTATACCTTCGATCATAACATTTAAAACTGATTTTATAGGTTCCCACATACCTTCCCACAGACCGATAAAGAAATCTCCAAAACCATTCCAAACATCTTCGAAATAGTCAGCGGTTGCCCTCATTGGCTCTAGCATACTTTCCCATAGATCAGTAAAAAATACCTTAAAGCCTTGCCATGCCTCCGTAAAATAATCTACCGTTGCTTTTACCGTATCAGCCATCATTCCGACTAGTGCAACGATTGCATCTGCGTAAGTTACCGTGTTTTTGTCTTTTGCTGAATTATCAGGAGACTTGTCTTCGTTGTCTGCGTCCTTGGTTTTAACGCCTAATTCTCCCTTCAATTCATCTATCTTATCTTTCTCATTATCGTATCTTTCATTTACGGATTCAGTTATAGCCTCGTATGCTTCTTTAGCAGCTAGTTCCTGTTCCTCGTATGTTTTCTTAATTCTTTCAAGATTTTCGTTGGCTAAATTTGTTTCTATCTCATATGATGACTCTATTTTTTCTATCTTGATGTCCGTTTCAGTTTCAAGTGCATTAGTATCTGCTTTGTGTATTTTTTCGGCCTCAGCCAGACTATTTTCAGCAAGTTTCTTTTTCTGCTCAAAAGAATTCCTTACGGTATCCATCTGACTGCGGATACTTTCCTTGTTTTTATCTACTTCCTGTTTCCTAGTCCATTCGGCAAGTTCAGCAATAGCCTTTGCCTTGTCTTCTGCGGTTTCTGCTTCATCTATCGCCTTTTGCAGTCTGCTACGCTCGGCATCCTGATCCCTCTTCTTTTCCTCCGCATCTATGGAATCCAGTTGTCCCTGTAGTGCCGCCAGATCGCCGTCCCTTGATAATTCCGCTGCTTCAATTATTTTGGCGTAGCTATCTTTAGCTTTTTCGTATATCTGATCATAATAATCCTTCTGCTTGTCAGCATAATCTTTAGCCGCTTCAACCTTTTCATCTCTTGCTTTTTTGGCTAAGTCTATGCTCTTTTCAATCATTTCTTTCTCTGCCTCATACGCTTCTTTTGAAGCCTTTTGGCTTTCTTCGTAGTTAATTTTAGCTAGTTCTTTGTCATCAACTTTAATTTCAACCTGCTCTATTCCGATACCGTCAAGCCTATCTTTTAGCTGCTCAGAAGTATACGCGGCATGTTCTAACTGCGAACTATCCACAGGTATTGGTGTTTTATTTTCAGCTAACTTATCTTTTTGTACCTTCAATTCTTGCGCTTTAATTTTTGCGCTGTCAATTTTAGCTGGATCAACTTCTACCTTTTTTTTCTCTTCGAGTAAGCCCAATTTACCCCTTACCCATTCGATACCCTTGTCTATCTTTTTAAATAACCATCCCAGGGCATCAATTAAAGGTTGTATCGGTTTGGTGATGTAATTCCATGCCGCCACCATGAAACTTTTAAAGCCGCTAAATCTTGCATCTATGGCGTTTACCGTACCGATAATAATGCTTTTAATGCCGTTCCAGACAGCCATTCCAATTTTTTTGACATCATCCCAATGTTTAAGCAGTTGATAGCCGATAGTAATTAAAATAGCTATTGCGGCTACAATAAGACCTTGGGGAGTTAATAGAAATGCCAGCATTGCCCTGCCTAAAGCAGTTACTGCCGCTGTAAGCATTGGCAAAACGACAGATCCAAGAGAGGTAAATAAAAGTATTATTGCCCTTATTGGAGTCGTTAGCCTTGTCAACCAAGTCATCAACAAAGGAGCGTTGGCCGTTACCCACAAAAAACTTGCTGCAAGTTTGGCAAAGTAACCGACAAATATCATAAATATGCCACCGGTGATTAGCAAACCTGCTCCCAGTGCGACAATTACTGTTATAGTACTCTTTACCCACTCAGGAAGCGAACCAAAAGCGTTAGCTAGTACGGTTAAGCCTTTTACGATATTATTTAGTAGCGGCAAGAATGTGTTACCGATGGATATTTGCAAATCCTCTATCGAACTAGAAAATATTTTTAGGCTACCTTTATAGTTATCCAATTGCTTTTTGGCTATTTCTGCCGCCTTGCCAGTGCTGTTTTCAAGTTCTTTTGTATACTCCCGAAGTTTTTCTGGCCCAGCATCAAGTAACGCTAACATTGCCGGAGCACCACGCGCACCAGCTAAATACGCTGCTACTGCAAGTTTCTGTTTATCTGTAGCATTAGCTGTAGCATCAGCTATTCTTTGGATTATATCGGGGAATGGAAGTATCTTGCCGTTTGCGTCCTCTATGCTTATGCCAAGTGCCTTCATCGTTTTTACTACTGCGCTTGGTTCGGTTGATAGTCTTAGGAAGATATTCCTGAGAGCAGTACCGGCCATATCAGCCTTTATCCCAACATCTCCAAGTATCCCAGCAGCTGCGGCAACCTGCTCTAATGATACCCCAGCAGCCCTAGCAACAGGCCCGACATATTTCATCGTCTGACCAAGTGTTTCCAATGTAGTGTTTGACGTGACAAAGGTTTTTGTCAAAACATCAGCCACTCTGTTCATTTCGCTTGCTTCTATGCCGTATGCTCTTAGGACATTGCTTGCGATATCCGCAGTTTCAGCCAAAGCCACCTGTCCAGCAGCCGCCATGTCAAGGAGTCCAGGCATTGCCGATATCGTCTCGCTTACTTTAAAACCTGCCATCGAAAGTGACTGCATCGCCTGCGCTGCTTCAGTAGCGGTATAAGCGGTATCCCTACCTAACTGCCTTGCCGTTTCTGTTAACTTAGCTAATTCTTCTTCTGTTGCGCCGCTTATCGCACCTACGCGCGCAACCGCATACTCAAAATCAGCCGCAACATTAACTGACGAACCAAGCACAGCGCCTATGCCTAAACCCATAGCAGTTACGCCTATGCCTATTTGCTTAATAGAATTCAGTACATCGCGGTTCATCTGATTAATGTTTCTTGTCACTCTACTTTGTACATTAGAGCTGAATCGCGTTATATCCAAAGTTGCACGCTGTAAATTAGCTTGGAAATTTTCAGTATTAAGACCAAGCGCGACAACTAAACTAGGTAGTTTTGATGCCAAATATATTCACCTTCTTTCTATGAAGGGATTTTTTCTCTTTTAACGAATAGGTTATAAAAAGGAGTGATGCGTAATGGTAAAAAAATATAAACCTGGGGAATTGGGCACTGAATCAAAACCAGTAAAAACAAAAGGCTGTTTGATTGCGTTTGGATTATTCGTACTCTTTGCAATATTGGTTTCATCATGTGTTAAACCGGAACCAAAAGACAGTGCACTAAGTGCCTATATAATCTCCCAGCAATTTGTTGAAGAAAAACTAAGATCACCATCTACTGCAAAATTCCCGATGTTTCGAGAGGCACACGTCACTAATATAGATGAAGGTAAATACATTGTAATTGCTTACGTAGATGCTCAAAATCATTTTGGTGCCACGGTTCGGAGTAATTTTAGTGCTACAGTTAAGTACGCAGGAGACAACAACTGGAATTGCGAAGCATTAAATATGTGGGAGTAGGCAGGTTAATCCCCTGCCTTCGTTTCATCCTCCCCGCCATAAGCAATATTAAGCAGTTTCACCATTTCCAGCTGATCTTCCCATTTTTGCTTTTTCTTATCTACATCTTTTTTAGGTATAAAATCGCTGGGGGTAAACGCTCTCGGATTTTTATCCTTATTCCTGTTGCAGTTAGCTATTACCGATGCAACGATACCAAATCGGAAAAACTCCCGATCTTCGCGTATATTGTAGCCTTCAATAATACCCATCCATTCTTTCGGAGTTAAACACCAGAATTCCCAAGGTTTTAGGCCAATTATGTATGCCGATTTCTCGGCTTTTTCGATGGAATCAGAAAAGCGAAGGTCAGTTAATGCACCGCCTCCGCTGTCGGGTTTCCCTCTTCTTTATCCTCGCCCAAAACGCCGGACATTTTAAGAGCAACGCCGATAAAATTAGAAATTGTATCAAGGGTGCCGCCGTTTTCGATAAATCTCTGAATAATACTGCCTGTGCGTTCAATGGTAAGCCCCTTGTCCTGCCATTTAAGACCTGCCCAAGTCAACATTCTTATGGTGGACATACCCGCTTTTTCTTCGGACAAAAATTTACCTATACCAAAACCAGATTTATCCTCCAGATCCGCTATGGCATTAAAGTCGTAGCGGAGTTTCCTTAACTTGTCCAGTTCAATTTCAACACCTCTGTTTTCGATCATGACTAATTCTCCTTATGTGAAAACTTTTCAATCAAAATTTTAGCTTCTCCCTCATACTCCAATTCTCCTATTAAACTAAGAGTAACTATCGGAGTCTCACACGCCACTGCCTTAATTTCAGTCGCTCTTATGCCTTCTATCTTTACCCCGTTTATTTCAACGGTTCCAAATCCATTACAATCAAGCACTACTTTAATTTTAGCTAAATCCATAGGTTTAGCCACCCTACGAAGCTGCCCTAGACAGATATATCGTATATGTCTTGGTGCTCTTATTAGTTTCAGTAACAGTTATCGTAATCGTAGTAACACTTCCTGCCGCTCCTAATGTGATCGCGCTTGATTCCACTCCGGTTGCTACTGTATTTCCGTTTACAGTTATTACGCCTGCCGATGCTGTCGGGGTTACGGTTACGCTTGTTACACCTGTTAAAACAGTTGCTACATAAGTAGTCGTTGCCTGCGCCTTGGTCGGGGTGACTACCGCACTCTCAGAAATAACAAAGAAAGGGGTTGTCAGACCTGCAGATGCAGAAGTCGCCAGAGTCGGCTTGCCGGTAATTTTCAGCGTTGCGTTAAAAGTGAGTTTCCCGTCGATGGGAGCATCAGAAGCCTTGAACCCGGTAACAAGTGCGCTAAAACTCCAAGATATGCCGGTTGCAGTGGGAAATGTAATAACAAAAGCAGATACTGACTTTGCGTTCATCGCTGTTAGCAATGCCGATTGACCTGCATTGCCGGGATAAAAGTTGCCTTCGATCGGCACCTCTCCAGCGTCCAGAACAGTTCCGATGAATTCGCGGTAAGAATCTGCACTGTCATGATTTGTCACGTCAACAGTTGCAAGTTTTGCATCAATACCGCCGATATTGGTTAATTCTGCTAGTTCAACGCCGCCGATAGTTAGTGCTGTCCCGAAAGTTGAACTAGCAGTTGTGGTCATGATTTTACCCCCTGTTTAATTTTTTCTAGCATATCAATTATTTTGTCTAAGGTTTTGTTGTGCTTTCTATGCTCAAAATAAAGAGACAAGAAAAGAACAATATTTAAAGTTAGACGTTTTAATAAAATACAGGACATGCTTTTACGCCTCTCTGTAATGAATTAAAACGTCAATTGGTACGTGGTATTCATCCACGTTATCATAGTATGTATCTGACACCTCTTCGTAGGCATCAGAACCATCATTGCAAAAAACGGCCTGGACTTTAGGATTATCTTGTGGCAATTTTTCAAGAGCGGTGATCACTAAATCGGATAGGTCTTTTGCCTCTTCGTATGTACCACCGTAGCAGTCAACCTGTATTCTTGGAGTAGATAGATTACTTGCTCCCTCATGCGTGTACTGCCTTCCAGGACTAACCTTAAAATAAGTAGCATAGGGTGTAGTTACCTCCTGTGCGGCAACAACAGGGTAAATCTTGTCACCGATAAGAGTGATTAAATCAGCGTCGGTAGACAAACAATCATATACAGTTTTTTCGACGCTCATCTGCCCGCCTCCTGAATAATTTTTCTTGCCCCGTCTTCGATGATTCTTAGTGCCTCATTTCTTTTAGCATCAACGGCAGGACGAAAGAAAGGATAAGCCTTAACTTTGCCACGTTTCTGGCCTTTAATTATAAGTCTGTGACCATATTCTACCAAGTGTGCGTGGGGACTGATTTTATAATCAACTGTCGAAAGGAATATGGTCTGATACCCCTTTGAAATCCACTTTTTAGTTATAATACCTTTTTTAAGGTTTCCGGTTACACCTACCGGAGCATTCTCCTTTGCCTGCTTTGTTATGATATCGGCAGCTTTTTCTACGAAATCTTCGACCTTACCAGGAGCAAATTTTCCAGATAAAGCCTTAATTGCGTTATATAGTTCTCGATCACCGCTGATACTCACGATATTAGCCACTCTACAAAACCTCCTTGCAGAGTATCTGCTGTTCCCGCCGCCTACCGTCCGAATCATTCGCTCCGATAACATCGTATGTCCTGCCATCGTAAACAACTTGCATTTTGGCATTTACACCGGCAAGGTAACGAATAACAAACAAATCCGTTGTCTCGGCATTAACCTTCTGTGCGGCAAAAAACTCCCTGGACGCCTGGTGCACCTTCTGTGCGTGAACAGTCGCGAAAGTTGACCAAGTTTTTATAGCTCCACCCATACTTCCCCTAGAAGTGGTCAGCTGCTGGATTGTTATTTTATGCCTGTATTTACCCGCTCCCACAACTACCGCCCCCTATACTAAAATAATTTTATCCTGGCCAAGCAGCGCAGAAACGGTAAATGGTATTTCTCCGCTGACCGTGCCATTCTGCACCGGTTCCCGTTTGTCGTACCAGTGCGAGACTAAGAACAAAATAGCCTGCTTTATTTTTTGAGGTACGTCGTTGGTAATGTAAGTCTTAGCTGTTAGCGTACCCGCTGTAGCAGTAAGCACCAAAGCCCCTGTATTGGTCACAGAAGCGATAGTATAAACTACCCCGTTTATCTCGATAGCCCTACCTGCTGGCCAGTTGACATTAAATTCACTGCCGCTTACCCGCGTTACCGCCGTGCCGTTGGTGCTTACAACGCCCGTATAGGACGGAAAGCCTGTAGTAAAACGCACACAAACAGCATTTACAGGTCTTAGCGTTTCTGTCGGCCATAACTTGCTATACCCAAGCGATACGCGACCTGGTTCGGAAACTGTATCTACAAAATAGTCGGTTATGGGCATGGTATGTTCGACATTTTCGGTGTCAAAATATTTTACGTATGCTACGGACTGCAGAGGCGGTCTTGGAATAGCTATATAGTCTCGGCAAGGCCAATCATCCAGCCAGAGATCCCATGTCTGCGGCAGATAAGCCAACCGCTGACTAGACTCACAGTAACCTGTAGCAGCGGTGATTAGTCCGGAGATATACGAATCATTTTCCGTATCGTCGATAACACAGTGTTTTTTTGCCTCGGCAAGTGTTACTGGTTCTGTTGTCGCTGGTGCTATTAGTTTTAAGGCAATTTTAAGTCACCCCCCCCCACAAAATAACCACCTGAAGGCGGTTATCTGAGATATCTATAACCTAACTAACGCACCTTCGTTAGTTTGCTATGCCTCTACGGGTGGTTCTTCCCAGTCGGGAGGGAAAGAATCTCCCAACCATACATTTCCTAAACTAATTAGATAGTCAATATCAATTTGTACGAAATTATACACAATAGCCACTCTACCGTCAATAGCAGTTGGACCACCATAAAGGCCTAGACCTGAAGGCATAACTGCACTTTCAACTGCCTGCTGATCAGGGAAAATTGCATGCACTATAAAACAACTCCTCTCTTTTCTAATTCCTTCTTATGTGATTGATAATTTGTTTGTATTTCTGCTGTACTTAATTGTCTATTATAAAACAATCCTCGATATAACCTGAATCTTGAGTAGTAGATAAGTCCACTCGTCCACCTACCAAACATAAGAGATATGTCTGGTGGGACAACTTGACCAAACAAGGTGATAGTCCTTACAATTCTACCATTTAAGAAAGCAGTGATAATTGTAACATAGCCATTGTATTTCCAGCTACAAGTATATAGTTGTGGAATTCCGTAAGTAATACGCGTATTAACCGTTGCCGTCGTGGTACCATTTGGTAGGATAAGTGCGAAACTAGGTATCGCAGTAGCGATAAAGGTTCTTAACTCACTATTATTTCCAGCACTATGATCTGAACCGAGTATTCTTAGTCCACTGTAATTATCGACTGCATTAAAAGCAACCTCAAAAGTCCCCTCTAATTGAGTAAATATACCAAGTGGTAATTGTGTGTAATCGTCGGTATCATAAAATAGACAATTACTTTCCTGCAACGGATCGCCATTATCGCTATCTAATGTATTACCATTTGTCCCGTGATTACCTTTACCGGAAAAATCAATAAGAGTTTGTCCTGCTTGACCTAATTCATACTGCCTAGCAGGAAAATAATCAGCTAATAATCCAGTTTTTGCGATTTCCAATTGTTTCCCTGGCAGAATAAGTGAAGGTTGTTTGAGATGTGGTTGATTCATTAAACCAACTCCACTTCAATGCTCACCGATGCATCTTGTCCAGAAATTGTATCAATCAAGATAATCATATTTTCTGCACTATCTACATCGAATTCAAAGACCTGATTAAAACATTGTCCGGGTGAACCAGATTGCAATAAAACTGTTTGTGCTTGCCCATTATACCAAGTATTAGCATTAGAGTTTTGGAAAAATGGAACAATTGCAAGTGATGGGGTTGAGCGCAAATCTCCAGACAAACTAAACGCCACATGTGCATATGCTTTTAATTTACCGACACAAGATATAGCAGTTATTCCAGCAGGTATGTAAGCATTGTTATATGCAAAATTTACAGACGTACTCGCCTGTCCTGTGCCTACAACCTGAACATTGACAATACCTGCCGAACTAGCGTCAGTATCAATATTACCAACGCCAATAACGGCGCATCCTGCTGCTCGTTGCGCTTCCGTAACACGACCAACCCAAAGCGGTGCAGTGGTTGCCGTAGATAAGAGAATATCGTAATATTCTGCCCCGTTTGCTTGGGGAATAGTTATGTCGATACTTTTATTCGCCGTAGGTGTAACAGTCACTAATGCAGATACACCAGCAGAACCGTAGGAATTTCCAGGGGCAACCCCAATGCCATGAGCAACCGCCGTAAGCGATCCTGCTGTAGCTGGTTGATCTGCGGCAGTTATGGTTATTGCTGGCACTTTATCGACAGATGTTATCGCTGTACGGTGTGCGATAACTGCGGTTCTACTACCCGTTAGTCGGGCATTAATTGAACCATCAGAATTTACCCGCACGGCATTACCGTCTGAATCGGACAATATGCTAACAGTTCCGATATAGTTATTTCCTGCCATTAACTGCACATCACCAGTTATTTTCTTCGGATTCCAGTTTCCGGCACTATCTAGAACATACAGCAACCCAGTATCATCCTGAAAATAAGTGCTTCCAGATGACACTCCAACAACACTTAATGCCGCCATTTCTGCGGCAGTACCGATAAATCTTTTTATAGTGGTTACTAAAGTAGCAGCCATCTTTTTCGGCCCCTCCTTTTATTACGAATTAATCTGAATGCATTTGATCCAGTCAATAGTCATAGACTTAGCACCAGCGGAACCACTCAAAAACTGAATGGATGGGGTTAAATCCTCATCATCCGGCAGGTTGGTCATTGCCAATCTTGTCTGCAGGACACCATCAACATAACAATCAACATTAGTTCCGTCGAAGTAAAATTCCAGGGTTATGCTAGTTGCGGCGGCCAAAACTCCGACATTTGCGGCAGTCGCTGTGCTGTTTTTGTTTAGTTCAAACTGTATCGCAGTAGCACCGTCAACCTTCTTGAAGCCGATAGAGTCTGTTACACCGCCCAAAATATCGGTATCGGTAATGGCCAGACCTATGAAAAAGTCAGATTGTGTTGCCTCTGATGCCTGGAATTTAGTTCCAAAATAAAGCGGTTTGCCAGATACTAACTTAAATGCTTCGCCCAATAGTTGCAGATTTGCACCGTCATTTTCATTTGCATCAGTGGTAATTACTACAGCTCCACCTGTCCAACTGGAAACAAGAGCGACAGTTGTATCCCCGGCGCCAGCCTCAACCAAAGTAATTGTCCATCCAGCGGGACTGTCTGCGCCAGCAAAGGGGGTACCTACAAAATCCTCAAGGAACTTGCATACTCCGGGACCGATAGCATCAAGCCATCTTTGCTTGTTTGAGGCATCTACAAAGACAAGATTACCGTTTACATATTTTGAATTCACGCCCATTTTATTTTCCTCCTTCGCTCAATTAAGAGCGCCCGGCATTTATCGCCGGGCAAATTTGGTTTTTTTTTATTAATCAGTTATATATCCAGGG